GTATGCCCCGCGCTTAGCACACCATGTCGAGAGCGTCTTAGCCGACACGCCCACTGTGCGGCTAATCGCCTCCCATGTTGTGCCCTTGCGCCGCTCGTGGGCGATGAAATCGACATGGGCGGCGGCGATGCCTTGCGGCAGGCGATTGTCAGGCTTTGGCATGGTGCGCCTTCCACAGCTTCTCGGCCTCGTCCAATTGCTGGCCCAGCAGGGCTAGGGCGCGCTGGATGCGCCAGTACTCTTCCGACCCCTCCCATGCCTGCTTCAGTAGTTCTTCATGGGTTTGGATGCTCGCCATTATGACGCGCAGCGACTTAAACGCTGGCGGGCTAGTCTTGATCATTATCTAGTTCCCTCGTTGCGGTTTCGATCCAATAGGCCAGCAGGGCCACTATGCCCCCGCCCAGCAGCAGGCCCACTATGGCCATGCGTAGCCAATCCAAAATTGTCATTGCATCCCCCTCGGGCGCGGTGTATCATAATCTTGTGCGTGGGTGGCTTTCCCTCCCCGACAAGCCCACGCACCGCCGGCCGGGTTGAGCATCTGCCTCATGGCTCCCCGGTCGGCGGCCCTTCCACAGGGCTTGGATCATAGTTCCAGCCCGGCAGGTTTACCGTCACGGCGTAACGCTCGCCCGTGAACGTCACCGCCTTGATGCGCGCCAGCCTGACGCCTGACCGCATCATGGGTTCCGCCCAATCAATGGACGTGTCGGCATGTTCCGGCAGCGGCATGGCGTCGCGCTCGGCCAGCCAACGCGCGTATTGAATGGCTTTCTTTTCGTCAGCGTTCATCTTGTCTTCCTCATTGCGATTAGCAGGCAAAGCGCCCGCAGGATTAGGGTTAGCATGGCGCGGCCTTGTCCCGCTGCGCCAGCACGGCGCGCAAGATTTCGTCAGCGTCGGCCTTGGTCGGCCATGGGGTGCCATGGAACGCCCCGCCGGGGGCGTTAACCAGATACCAGAACAAGCCAATTTTCTTCACCATTCGCTGCGCTTCCCTCGGTCTAGGCTAGGCCATTGATGCACGGCCGGGCGGCCTGTCCGGTCAGGCATCTCAAACACGGCGGCGGGCTTCACGTCGCTGGTCAAATCCCAATCATTGCGCCATAGGCGCACCGCATCGGCGGGGCTATGCGCTTCCACTACAAGGCTCATGTCGTCGCCGTTTTCGTCGTCGGAATAGACTAGGTATATGCGCGTCATGGCTTGGCTTCCTCGCCACTGACCAGCCCATAATGTTCTAGGAAGGCGTCGATTAGCGCCGCATCAGTCGGCACATATTCGCGGTAAGGGTCGACGTTGCCCTCATAGTCCCGCGCGCTTTCAATGACGCTGCGAAGCTGGTCATAATAGCGGCTCTCGCCGCATGACGTATCCAGCAGCATTTCATCACCGCGCCAGATTTCAATACTTGTTAAGCCGTTCCAGCCCGGCAAGCCTTTGTCGCCGTTTTGGACCCACACAACACGATATTGCCATTGTGTCATAACTCAAGCCTCCGCCTTAACGTCAACGCAAGCTTCGCATTGGCCCTCGTGCTTTTCCACATATTCCTGCAAGGCGCCGTAGGTGTCGAATTCGTATTCCTCGCCACATTCGGGGCAGGAATGAACCCAAAACACGTTGAAGCCGATTGAGCATGCAACGGCGCCAGACCAATCCTCATCCCATACCCAAACATTGCCGGATGATTGGTTGACCCCGGCTTGCGTGTGTTTGCTGGTTTGCAGCCCGGCCTTACGAATGGCTTTAATGCACTTGGCCAAACGGTCCAGATCAGCGCCAGCAAATTGTTCGAATAGGTTTTCCATTGTCGGCTTTCCCTTTTGTGCCCAAGCCCTGATTGGCTTGGATGATGGCAGCGCTAAACTGCCATCGCCCAAACCAGCCTTAGACCAAAGACAGCGCGCCAGTCCGATAGATCAGCAGTAAGCGCTTGGCTTCGTGTTCGTCGTCGCGGTCAAGCGCGTTAACCATGGCGCGCGCCAATTCTGGCACAGGGTAGGGCACATGTTTGCGCCGCGTTGTGCCATCGCTTTTGATATTGGCTTGACGATATGCCTGTACGCATTGTTCGCCAATCGCGCGCTTTAGTGCGTGGTGCCATGTTTGCATGGTGCAATATCCCCTATTTCCTCAAGCCTTGATTGGCTTGGATGATGGCAGCGCGTGCTGCCATCGCCCAAAACAACCCCGGCCTATTCGCTGGCGTAGGTGATGAATAGGACAGTAGCCATTTTGTAGGGCCGGAATTCGTAGCCATCGCCAAGGCTGGTGGTGACGCCGCGCAGCCCTGTTAGGCCAAGCGCAGCCTTGGCGCGGCGCATAAGGCAGCGTTGGTAGCCTTTCGGCTCGCGGCGTCCGTTACCATCCCAACCCTTGAAGCATGGCCATTCCGGCATGGTAATGCGGGCGCGACGAACCCAGCAATAGTTTGCCTCGCCGCCGAAAGTGTCGGTGTATTCCAGATTATAGGTGTGCATGGTTTAGACCCCCCGTGCTTCGATGATTGCGGTAGCAGAGCTATGCGGCATAGTGACCACATAGCTATGCAGCCCCGCCTTGCGGACGGAATAGCGATCGGGCGCGGCGCGGTAGCATTTCAGCAAATGCGCCAGATGGCCGCGCCGCTCTGGCGCGGCGTATTGCGGCTCGTCGGCGAAGTAGAAAACGAAGGCGGGCTTGCGCGGTTCAAGCGCATCCTGCCGCGCATTGCGAATGATGGTCTTAATCATGGTGTGATCCCTCCCAAGATCAAAAGACTAGAAGCCAAACGAACAACGCCAGAAAGAAAGCGCAGATTCCGGCGTCATGCAATAGATTATTTGACATATTAGGCCCATAAGCTAAGCATATAGGCGCCGCGGCGCTGCCGCGCCGCATCTTCATTGTCGCGGCACATATCCTTAAACGTCTGTGACGCTTTTAACCGCCCCAAAGCGCGGGAATGGCAATCTGCTACAAAATCGTTTTCGTGAAAAACGTTTTGCCGATGATAGCGCAAAAGCTTTTCAAGCTTGCGCGAGAGCGTTAATTTTGCAGTTTCTTGCAGCGCATTCATTTACATATCCCTCCGAAAAATAGGTCATCGATTTGACCGATGCAGATTCTTTTACAGACCGATTGTGGCAAGAATAAGGCAAATCAGAATCTATTACATGACATTTTGGTAATGTGGGAGTAATGTTGCGGTAACCGAAAATGGAAAAAATAGGTGTTTTAGGTAGGGTTTTAGGTTGCCTAGGTTCTCGCCAGGTGGCGCGGGGCTATGTAGTTAGATTTACAAGCTTTTTTCATTTTTCCTAGGCTTTCTAGGTAATAGTAATATAACCAACTGCCACTTAGATATTAATTAACATATGTAAAGTATTATAGCCTATAGGATAGTTGTACTATCTCACTTGGGGGCGATGAAAAACGCATTGCCTAGATTGCCTATTTGACCTAGCGGTGACCTAGGCCCGCGCAAACAGCCCGCGTATCCCGCCCCATGCTTCACACTATATTCTGTTACGCATAGCGCTGGCAGCTAGCTGCCGCGCCGTCACTCTGGCGCGATGTTTTCGGCATGACCTAGAATGCCGATATGACCTAGTAACAGAACCCGTTGCGCCCTGGTCTGCGCCCTGGTCTGCGCCCTGGTCTGGCGCCGCGCATGGCGGCCGCCCTGCCATCATGTTAATGATTTACATTCAATCATTAACCATTTGCTGAGGGCCGCCAACCGAGAGCCGGGGGGCGGGGGCCCGCGCCCACCCCGTCCCGGTCACGGAGGGTCCGCAAACAATTTTTTATTTTTTGCAAACCCAACCAGCCATGCTATACAAAATCTATGGCAGTCTTTTCGCTCCCCTATGAGCCGCGCAAATTGGAAGCCACCGAGGCGCGGTTGGAAGCCATCTATCACGCCGCGCGTAACGGATTGCGTGGCGAGGCGTTGGCCTTAGCTTCCGGCATGACGCCGACCGAATACCGCGCGCTGTGCGAGTTTGACCCGCTGGCGGCGTTGGCCGCGGAGAAGGGCCGGGCCGACGGCGAGATGGAGATGTCCAAAGTGCTGCACGACGCCGCCCGCGCCGGCGACGCCAAGGCGGCGCTGGATGTGCTGAAGCACGTCCACGGCTGGGTCGCCAAGCAAGCCGTGCAGGTCGAGGTCAACCAGACCATCTCCATCACCTCCGCGCTGCAAGAGGCTCAGCGCCGCGTGATTGAGGGCGTGGCCGAGGCGGCGCACGTAATCGAACAGGCAGAAGATGCAAACCACACGGTATAGCGCCGACGACGAAATGGAACTGATGAGCCGGCTGTGGACGCCGGCCATTAAGGACGACCCGCTGAAGTTCGTGCTGTTCGTGTTCCCGTGGGGCCAGCCTGGCACACCGCTGGAACACTTCGACGGCCCGCGCAAGTGGCAGCGCGAGGTGCTGCAACGCATCGCCGACCATGTGAAGCAGAACAACGGCAAGATCGACTTTGACACGCTCAGGATGGCGACGTCATCCGGCCGCGGGATCGGCAAGTCGGCCTTAGTCAGTTGGCTGGTCATTTGGATGCTGACCACGCGGATCGGCAGCACGACCATCGTGTCGGCCAACTCCGAGGCGCAGCTTCGGTCGATCACATGGGCGGAAATTACCAAGTGGCTCAGCATGGCGCTCAACAGCCATTGGTTCGAGGTCAGCGCCACGCGGCTGATGCCGGCCAAGTGGCTGACGGAATTGGTGGAGCGCGACCTCAAGATGGGCACCCGGTACTGGGGCGTCGAGGGCCGGCTGTGGTCGGCGGAGAACCCCGACGCCTACGCGGGGGTCCACAACTTCGCCGGGGTCATGCTGGTGTTCGACGAAGCCAGCGGTATCGACGACAGCATCTGGTCGGTCGCGGCGGGCTTCTTCACGGAGAACACGCCGCACCGCTTCTGGCTGGCGTTCAGCAACCCGCGGCGCAACAGCGGCTACTTCTACGAATGCTTCCACTCCAAGCGCGACTTCTGGGACACCAAGATCGTGGACGCGCGCACGGTCGAGCATACGGACAAGCAGGTCTACCAGCAGATCATCGACGAGTACGGCCCCGACAGCACCCAGGCCCACGTCGAGGTGTACGGTCAGTTCCCCAATGCGTCCGACGACCAGTTCATCGGGGCCTCCACTGTCGACGACGCCATGCGCCGGCCGCAACACAAGGACCCGTCGGCGCCCATCATCATTGGCGTGGACCCGGCACGGTTCGGGTCCGACAGTACGGTCATCGCCATCCGGCAGGGACGCGACATCGTGGCGATCAAGCGCCACAAGGGCGACGACACCATGACGGTGGTGGGCCACGTCAT